GCTTCTTTTGATCCAGAAAATCACATTTATAAAAATCCATCATCTTCAGATTTAGTAGAATTGCACAAGAGTGGTGCTAAGATGATACGATATATAGCCGATTCGACCGATAAATCAGTATATGTTTGGAATGCTGCAATATATATTCATTATGACGGGATCGATAAACTTTCAAACAAAGGTATAATGAAGAATGCGATTGATGATGAAAACGATCCTGCTTTCTATCAAAGATTTTTAACAGGGGCATCTCGATTAATCGAAGGAGAGTTGATACATCACTCTTCTGATACTCTTGATAGTCTTACCAAAGAATATGTTAGAGATAAAATAAGGTGGAGCAAACAAGCATTATCTTTATACGGTTTCTTTAAAAACGAAATAGACAATCTACTTGAAAAATTTACCTTTGCTAATAAATATATTAAAGATTGTATTGGACCTACTTGTTCTCTAATGCGATTAAAAAGAGCCATACAATAAGGAACTCAAATGTCAGAAACTATTGCTAATTATAACATATCTTATTCGACTAATTTTAAACTCGAGATACCTGATGCGCCTTATGTAAATTATTTTTTACAACAGGTGTCGTTGCCGTCTATTGCTAATACTGGAATGGACTTATATTATAAGCATCATCAAACATCAACTTATTCTAATGTAACAGAATGGAGTCCATTAAGTTGTCAACTTCTTATGGACGAAGATTTTGAAAATTACATCTATCTGGCAAATTGGATGAGATCTTTTATTGATGATGATGACTGGCACAATCTTGTCAAAGATATTAAACTACATATCTTGAGCGGTAATAAAAAATCTTTGCTCATTTATACATTTAAAGGGGCTTTTCCTGTATCAATGGGAGAAGTTATGTTTGATTCTTCAACGATGGATCCAACGCAAATCAATTTTAACGTGGATTTTAGGTATCAGTTTTTTACATGGGAAAAAACTACTGTATAACTAAAATATTTGGAGAAATAAACTTTGAAATTATCTGAAATTCAAGAAATGATTTTATCTGATAGCAAAATTGATATGTCAAATATTTCAGAAGAAAGTATTAAGACGATATCACTCCATGCCAAATATCTAGGATTTTATCAGAATGAAAAAACAATCTTTTTTCTTATCGAAGAAGAATATCGTAAGTTAAAACTCAAGAAAATGGAATACTATCTTGGCAGAGCCCAAGATAAAGTCTATGAAGAAACTCCGCTTTACCTTAAGATTCCCAGACAAGATTTAGAGTTCTATTTAGACGCCGACGATGAACTTTGCAACTTGAAGAGAAAAGTGATTATGACACAAAACAAGATAGACATGCTTAAAGGATTTATCGAGCAAAATCTCAATCAAAGAAGCCATCATTTTCGCAATGCTCTTCAATTTTTACAATGGAGTTCTGGAAAATGATAAAAATTGAAAAATTGAATGAATTAACGCTTAAAGTGATTTGTGACAAATCTATAGCCATGGAGATTTACGACAAGTTTAGTTTTCAGGTTCCTGGGTATCAATATACACCGCAATATAAACATGGGAGATGGGACGGATTTATCCATCTCTTTAATCTTAAAAATTATACTTTACCTTTAGGTCTTTTGGTCTATCTATTAAAGATGACTAGAGACAATCAATGGACTATTGAGATTGATAAAAGTCTTAAACTCGACGACTTTGATTTGGAGATAGAAAAGTTCATTGAAAAGGTGCTGCCCAATCTTATTCTTGAGCCTTATGACTATCAACTAGAAACCTTTATAAAGTCTATCAAACTCAATCGCTCACTCATTCTATCCCCAACCCGGCTCAGGAAAATCCTTCGTTATCTATCTCATTATTCGTTTTCTTCTTAATCAAACACCAGGAAAGATACTGATTTCAGTACCGTCTATCAATTTGGTGCGTCAACTCCACACCGATTTCTGTTCGTATGAAAGCAATCGTTTCATTTGCGATCAATGCTATGAGTTATTATCAGGAGTATCTAAAATAACTTCCAGACGAGTGTTGATTGCGACTTGGGCCATGCTCTATCGACAAGATCAAGAGTTTTTTAAGCAGTTTGATGTTTTTATATGCGATGAAGCGCACCAGGCGGATTCAATGGCGCTCGGAAAAATTATTAGCAAGATGCCGCATATTCGTTATCGTTTTGGATTCACTGGCACTTTAGATGGCAGTAAGACTCACGAACTCCAATGCCGCGCCTGGTTTGGATCGTTGATTAAATCGTCTTCTACAAAAGAACTGATGGACCGCGGCTTATTAAGCCCGCTTGAAATTCTCTCCTTATCTATTGAGTATTCGGAAAAGGAAAAAAAGGAAATGAAATTCTCTGATTATCAGTCAGAAATAGAGTTCATTGTAGGGCATTCACAAAGAAATGAATTTTTAGTTGATCTTGCTTTAAGTCAGTCTGTTAATACTTTATTCCTTTTTAATCTCATTGAAAAGCATGGAGAAATTCTCTTTAAGATGGCAGAGCAAAAAGCAATTGAAAAAGGAAAAAAAGTCTTTTTCATTTCTGGAAATACAGGAGTTGACCAGAGAGAAACAATAAGACAGACAATGGAAAAAGAAAATGATGTGGTGCTATTTGCTTCATTTGGAACATTGGCGGTTGGTGTAAATATAAAAAATCTTGGATGTCTTATCTTTGGTCATCCCTATAAAGCCCGCATTAGAACTCTTCAATCAATTGGAAGGACTTTAAGAATCCTTGCAGGAAAACAAAAGGCAATTCTTATTGATGTGGTAGATAATCTTTGTCATAAAAATCACTCAAATTTTGCTTTTAAGCACGCTTTAGAAAGACTTAAAATTTACGAATCTGAGGGGTTTGATGTAACATACCAATCTGAAAAACTTGACAAAGAATGGATTTAATGTTATATTAGTTCTAATATACAACTTAGAGAATAATGCTATGATAACAACTCATTTTATTGATAATGATAAATTCCACAAACTCATTTTAGATTATCACGAAAGAAAGAAACAAAATCCAAAGGAAAGAATACCAGAAGAAGCGGGTAAGATGCTTATCTTAATGGCTAATCGTTTAGGAACTCGTTATGTATTTAACCGGGTATACTTTCAAGGAAGAGATGATCAATGATGCAATACTTCGAGCAATCGAAGTGTTTGATAACTATGATCCTGAAAAATTTAACCGCCCGTTTGCGTATTTTACCTTAGTGATGTGGAGAACCTTTCTTCAACGCATTCAAAAAGAAAAACAAGAAAGAACCAAAAGAGAAAAACTGGTGATGGTTGATGAAATCTTTTCTCTTCAGGAAGGAGATAATTGTTTGGTGACTAGAGATTCAATGATCCAAGATTATGTTTTTAATTCTTACAATGAATAAATTATGAAAATTGCCATTTTATCTGATCTTCACTTTGGTGTGCGAAATAATAGTCAATTCTTTGTCGATAAACAAGAAGACTTTTTCTACAATCAATTGATTCCATATTTGATCGAACAGCAAATTAACACTATTTGGATGTTGGGGGATTTCTTTGAAAACAGGAAAATGATCTCCACCCAAATCTTGAATAAGTCTCATCAGTTTCTTCAGAAACTTGAAGAATTAGAAATTAACTCATACTTTTTAATTGGTAATCACGATGCGCTTTATAAGAACACCAATGCGGTAAATAGCCTTGTTCCTGTTACAAAAGCATTCAAAAGAGTTTATTTGATTGAAAAGTATGAAGTTATTAAGTTTGATGATTTATGTGTTGGATTTATAAGTTGGATAAGTCCAGAAATTCACTCAGATGCCTTGAAGTGGATTATGAGTGTTGACGCACAGGTTTTATGCGGTCATTTTGAAATTAACTCTTTTGAAATTATGAGAGGGTTGGTGTGTAGTAAAGGCATTGATAGTACAATCTTTGAAAGATTCGATAAGGTTTTTTCAGGGCACTTTCATATTAGATCATCTAATGGTACGGTTCAATATATCGGTAATCCTTGTCAAACCAACTGGGGAGAATATGGTTATCCAAAAGGCTTTGCTGTCTTTGATACTCAATCTAAATCAGTTGAATTCATCAACAATCCTAACTCAGTTTATGAAGTTTTACAGTATAATGATAACATCGATTTAGGTTTTTTTGATAAGGAAAAATATGCTAATAAGATAGTAAGAGTGATTGTTAATATTTGTAAAAATAAGAAAAAACTTGAATCTCTTTTAGAAGTCATTAGTTCCGTTTCTCATTCATTAGAAGTTATTGAAAATAAAGATGTTGTTGTGTCGGATGATCAACAAGAGTCTGTTCCATCAGATACCATTCAACTCATACATCAATTTCTTGAAACTTGTAAAATTGATCATCTGGATAAAAAACAACTTACTGATATTATTTTGGACATCTATTCTGATGCCATTGAAAAGGGAGTTTCTGAATGTTAAAATTTAGTCAATTAAGATTTAAGAATATTTTATCTTTTGGTAACATGTGGACTACGATTGATTTTTCAGACTCTTCATCAGTTCTTATTCAAGGCAGCAATGGATCAGGAAAAAGTGCCTCTATATTGGATAGTCTTACTTTTGTGCTTTTTGGAAAATCGTTTAGAAAGATTAACAAGACTGCTTTGGTGAATAATAAAAATAAGAAAGATATGGTGGTTGAAGTTTGGTTTACTGATGAACAGGGTGAATTGTATCACATCATCAGAGGATTAAACCCTTCAGTTTTTGAAATACGACAGGGAAAAGATGAGACCCTTATCAATCAGGATTCAAATGTGAGGGATTATCAAGCATATTTAGAGAAGCAAATTTTGAAAATGGACTTTCAAATGTTCAATCAGATTGTGGTGTTGGGAAAGGCAACTTATGTTGCTTTTTTAAGATTGGCGCAAAATGAACGAAGAAAGTTTGTTGAGAATCTTTTAAATTTGTCTATTTTTTCAGTTATGAATGATGTTACGAAAGCAAAAATGGGTGAAGTCAAGAATCGTCTAATATTGATTCGTAACTCATTGCAACTTTTAAAAAATCAAATAGAGATGTCTGAAAATCATATTAACGATTTGGAACAAGAATCTATAAGACGACAATTAGAGCACGAAAAGATTATTGAAGAACAGGTCAATGAAATACAGAATGAAATTGAATTGATACAAATTGATATTAAAGAGAAAAAAACAGGTCTTTTAGAGATTGCTGATGATTTAGATTCTTTAAATAAAAAGTTAGAAACTTGTTATGATATTCAATCTAAAATTCATTCTAAAATTAGTGATACAAAAAAGAAGATCAATTTCTTTTCTCAAAATAGCGTTTGCCCAACCTGTGATAATGAAATAGATTCTAATATTAGACAAAATAAAATTTTGCAGTTCAATCAAAAAGAGAATGAACTGGCATCAGTACAAGAACAATTAGCAGATAAAATTTCATTGTTATTAACAGATATTAGGGCCATTCAAAATAGGATAGAGAGTAATAGAAAATTGGAACAACAGATTGTTCTCCTTGAACAAGCGATACAGCAGAAATTGATTGTTATTAACAGAATTGAAAAAAATAAGATGACTAAGGTACTTTCTAATAGTGAAATGATTAAGTCATATAAGAAAGAACTTTCTTACTTAATCACTTCAAGAGAAGAACAAAATAATGAAAGAGTGATTGCCAATTCTCAACAAGATTGCTATGAGTTTATATTGTCTATGTTGAAAGATAATGGAATAAAAACTTCTATAATTAAAAGGCATATTCCATATATTGTTGCAACGACTAATCACTATCTTAGATTATTAGGACTTTTTGTTCGATTTGAATTGAATGAAAATTTTGAAGAGTCATTGCTCGGCAGAGGAATAGATCATATCACTTATAATGCTTATTCAGAAGGAGAAAAACTGCGAATAGATTTAGCCATGCTTTTGACATGGAGAGATTTGCTAAAAAAGCAAAATCATCTATCAGTCAATTTCATTATTTTTGATGAAATCCTTGATAGTTCTGCTGATTTAAGTGGCATAGAGAGTCTATTAGATATTTTTAAGATGATGAGAAGAGATGGAACTAAAATTTTTGTTGTGTCACACTCTGGTTCCTGGGTCGAAAATTTTGACCAGATTTGGACCGTTGAAAAAACGGGTGGATTTTCTGTCATCCGAACCCTCCCTGAATGAAAGGCTTGACATTCAGAAAAACTTACATTATACTATGTTTTTACAACAATCTACTATGAGGTGATAATATGCGTCTAAATAAAGTGACCGTTGATTTATTGAAGAATTTTGCCACGATTAACCAGGGTATTCTGTTTAAATCTGGCAAAGAACTTCGTACTATGAATGTGATGAAGAATATATTTGCCGTAGCCCAAATTCCCGATGAAATCCCGAATGATTTTGCCATTTATGATTTGAATGAATTCCTTTCGACTTTCTCTCTATTCGAAGGTTGTGAAATCGTTTTCAAGGAAACGATGATGATATTTGAGAATCCGGGCGAGCATATTGACTATCATTACTCCAGTCCTTCAGTCGTGGTGTCTCCTGGTGACAAGAAAATCAGTTTGCCTTCTGAAGACAAGAAATTTACTCTGACTAAAGAAGTGTTTGAGAAGGTTATGAAGTCGTCATCAGTCATGAAGTTAAAGGATTTGTCGATTGATTGTAATGGTATCACTATTTTTAATCGAAACTCTGTCGGAAATAAACATACGATTGAACTTAATATAGAATGCGATGAAAATTCAGACCAACCGCCTTCTTTTATTAAGGTAGAGAATCTAAAGTTGATCCCAGTTGATTATGATGTAACGATCTGCCAGAAGGGGCTTGCCAGATTCACCAGTCGTAGTGAAGAATATAAAATCGAATATCACATTGCGCTGGAGACAGAATAAAATGTTGGGGGCGAAAGTCCCCATCTAGCATTTGGAGGTCAAAATGAAATACATTCCTTACACTTATCTTATCGGCTGGGCAGGACTTGATACCTGGTATTATGGGTGCCGTGTTGCTCGCAACTGTCATCCAGATGAACTCTGGGATACTTATTTTACTGATTCACAAAGGGTGGGAAAATTCCGTAAGAATTATGGAGAACCTGACATTGTTCAAGTGCGTCAAATCTTTAATGATTCACTCCAAGCCAGAGAATGGGAGCATAAAGTTCTACAACGATTAGATGTGATTCATAAAAACAACTGGCTTAATCAGTCTAATGGGAAAAGCCTATTCGAGGCTGGAGTTATTATCGCTCAGGCAAAAGTCCCAGTTTTATCTGGTGATACTGAAGATTCTTTAGCCGCAAGGGTTCTTGAACAAGAAAATTTATTATATCCAGAAGTGATTCAGAATTTTAAATTGTAATTTAACTTTTAGGAAAAGATTGTATTTTATAAATAGGATAAAGATAAGGATAAATAAAATGATTACTTTTAAAAACTTTCTACGATTAGAAGCAAGAAAAAACTCAAATGTTAATGTAAAAAAATCTATCAATGACAATCTTTATGATTATTATATTAAATCGCCAGAATTACATGGAAAAAAGAATGCGTTTGTTTCGTTTACAGAACTCGAAAAATTAGGAATCAATCCGCAATCAGAATACAATACGCCATTAGGCATATACGCTTATCCTATAGAATATGTTTTAAATAAAATTGGAAAAAATGCTTCTATGTCTGATATGGAATTTCAGGGCGATGCTCCTTATGCTAATGCATTTAATGCTAAGGGAAATATTATAGATGTTAAAAGAGTTAATAGAAGCGATTACAAAAACTATCTTACTAAAATCAAAGAGTATTGGAAAAAGAGTTTTACAAATTTAACCCAAGAGTATATGGACTCGTATTTACATGGTTATAGCGAAAATGGAGAATATGAAGGTTTCCTGTTATGGAAAATTACTCGCGATATTGCTAAAAGAATTGGACAAAAAACTGGTAAAGACCCATCATTAGTTTGGAATAACTTGTTCATATCAATCGGTATAGATGGTGTGGTAGATTATGGAAATGGTAGGATTCATCCAAATGAGCCAACACAAGCCGTATTCTTTCATATTAAGGCTGTTAAAAATGTCGAACTTTTTGACAATAAGTATTCCCCGGTGGATGTTGCTGTTGGTGATGAACCACTTGAAAGATCAAAATATGACATAGGTTATGACTATGACGATGAAGGTGACGATAAGAGTTTTTGGGCTGGAATGGGTTCACAAAATATAAATGCTCCTTCATTTCCAAGTTCTTCATCTAAAAAACAACTTACGCCTAAACATTCATCATCTGTTAAAAGAGCACCTAATGAAAGAGTACCTAATGAAACAGAACAACATTACAATCAAAGAATGTTAAACCTGTTAAAGGATTCTCCTTTAGAATATAGAAACATCCAAACTAATCATGCTTTGAATTTAATGTTTGTTAAAGCGCGCCCGGTTTATATTAGTTATGTTGAAGAGGTGATAGGCCAGAATGAAGAATTAGAACTTGCCGCCATTGCTGCGAATTCTTATGCGTTTCATTTTATGGTAAATCCCACATTTAAAGCGCAAGTTGCCGCTCTCAAAGCAGATCCGGTATATGCAAAGGAGTATTTTTTTGTAGATAATCCTGAAAAATTAAAGGCAGCATTAAAAGCAGCGCATTCTTAATAATTTGATAGTCAATTATATTAGGAAAATAATCTTATGATGATTTTTACTGGAAATTCAAATATAGAATTAGCCAAAGATATTGCTACTCATTTGTCTAGAAAAACAAGTGATTTTGTGCTATTAAGCAATGTTAAGGCTACAAAATTTAGTGATGGAGAAATTTCAGTTGAAATTATGGAAAATGTAAGAGGACAAGATGTTTTTATAATTCAATCAATATGTTCGCCGGCTAATGATAATTTAATGGAATTGCTGCTTATTTCAGATGCTCTTTTAAGAGCATCTGCGCGCTCTATTTCAGCCGTTGTTCCTTATTTCGGTTATGCCCGACAAGACCGAAGACCACGATCTGCAAGAGTTCCCATTTCCGCTCGACTTGTTGCTGATTTGCTTCAAACATCAGGAATTGAAAGACTGCTAACAGTAGAACTTCACGCAGACCAGATTCAAGGGTTTTTTAGGATTCCGGTAGATAATGTTTATTCAACTAAGCATTTTGCCAACGATATTAACTCATTGGGAATGTCGGATCTTTGTATCGTTTCTCCAGATGTTGGTGGTGTATTAAGAGCCAGAAGCCTTGCCAAACAAGTGGGTGATGTTGAACTGGTGATTATTGACAAGAGGCGCCCTAAAGCCAACGAATCAGAGGTGATGAATATCATTGGTGATGTAAGCGAGAAGAATTGTATTATCGTAGATGACATCGTAGATACTGGTGGAACGCTTATCAAAGCCGTAGAGGCTATCTTTTCAAGGGGCGCAAAATCAGTGCGAGCCTATTGTTCACACCCAGTGATGTCTGGCAATGCTATGAAGAACTTCTTAAATTCACCCATCACTGAATTAGTGGTGACGAATACGATTCCTATTGATATTCCTCCAGGAGGAAGCAATAGTAAAATTCGAGTGCTATCGGTGGCTGATTTGCTTGCCGAGGCAATTTTGAGAATTGATTCTGGAACTTCGATAAAAGATTTATCGTGAAATGAAATTTCACTAATATGTAGCATCCGCGTGGTGTAGCCTTCCAGGAAAAATATTTTTCCTGGAAGGCTTGACATCCGGCTCCTGGTCTGCTAAACTATCGTCATCAAGTAAGTCAACCTAGGAGTAAGTGGATGTTCAGTCAGCTCGTAACCCATCTCGTCACCAACCAGCCGGTTCCTAGCCCTGCAAATTCAAAACAATATCAGTTCTACCGGGCGCTGCGTCAGGCAGTCCCAGAGGCGTTTACTAAAGTTGGGAACCGGACTATTTTTGTCGGTGACAGTAATCAGTTCATTCTCAACGAGGCGGATGTCATCCAAAAAATGCGTGATATCGGTTTTACCGGATTTGATTCGCGCGAACCTCGTAACGAAACTCCCGTCAATAACACGAAACGCCAAAAGCGTATTGCCGAGCTGGAGGAGATGACGGACGAAGAGTTGTTCAAGCGAATCCAAGACACTTTCGACTCTCTTACCCTGCTCTCCGAAGCATCGGCAGACCTTAAAATCCGTTCTATGATCGTGTCAGGTTCCCCGGGAACCGGCAAGACTTTCGAAGTCATTAAGGCTATGAAAGCGAAGTCTCGCGACGACCGCAATTTCTACTTTCATCAGATTAAGGGTACTATCTCGCCCATCGCTTTATATATTGAGTTGTACCGCGCTCGCAACGGTGTTCTGGTACTGGATGATGCTGACGAAGCGTTTACCGATCCCGAAAGCCTTCAGTTACTGAAAGCCGCAACTGAGTCTTCCAAAAATCGTAGCATCAGCTACCGTAAACTGTCGATGGCGCTTGAAGCCGAGGGGATCCCGCAAGAATTCGAGTTCGAAGGTTGCGTGGTTATCCTGACTAACACCAATCTCGAAGAAGCCCGTAAACAGCGCCAGTCGCACTACGACGCGATTATGTCTAGGGCTCACTACATCAATGCAGTGCTCGAGACGGACCGCGAGAAGATTATGCGAATCCGTCATATCATGACTACGACTACTATGCTGAACCAGTTTTTAGATCCCGCCCACCACCAAGAAGTAATCGACTTCGTTGAAGAGCACCACGATCGCTTTCGTGAGTTGAGCATACGCACTATTGTCAAACTCGCCGAACTGCGTGCCGCCTTTCCGAAGAAGTGGGATACGTTGGCTCGTGGTACGTTGCTGGACTGATGAGAGTTTGGGCAGGGATGCCTTTTTATAATTGTAAATTTTACACTAGGAGTGACTATGAATTTCAAACAAGTGGCAGAACTGTTACAGACTCGAATCAATTGGCCCGCATTTTTTAGACTTAGGCTGGCCATAGAAACCGAACTAAATAAGAATTCTGAACGCTTTTTCAAAAGCAGTGCTTTAGAAAAAGGCTTGTGTAAATATTCAAACCGGATTACTAAAATACATCGACGAACAGGGCCGCGATTGTCAATTCAATGACTATCCTAATTTGTTTCTTGAGGTTAAAGGAAAACAAACGAAATGGCATTTAAGCAAGATGGTTCCTTTTAGACTTGTAAACGGTAATTCATCAGAAAAAATCTATGATTGTATTCCAGATACCTATGCTCAATATGTTTTGTTTCATAATCTTGAAACTGCTTTTTTAGGTGAAACAACGGTGCTTCAAGATTATATGGTAAATAAAGGCACCACAAACATCGATATTAAAGTGCCGGTTAATAAATTGGTCAAACTATATCATAATACCACTATATTTAAAAAGGTTAATAAGAATCTTTCATATTTTGTAGATATTGCTTTGGAGGATTTTTATGCAGAAATCGAAAATCTATAACGAAGACTGTATCCAAGGAATGCGCACGCATATCGAAAACGGTACTATTGATATGGTGTTCACCGATCCGCCGTATGGTATAAATCGGTGAACTAACTGATACCCATTATGCGCGAGATAGTGGCTTTGTGATTCCGGGGTATGTGGATATCCCAGAAGTGGAATATGAGGATTTCTCGAATGCGTGGATTTTGGAGATCGACAGAGTTATAAAACCTGGCGGCTCGATCTATATCGTGTCGGGATGGAGCAATCTGGTTCATATATTGAATGCTTTACATCGAACTGATCTTGAAGAGATCAATCATTTAGTTGCCCAGTATTCTTTCGGAGTCTATACTAAGAACAAATGGGTTTCATCTCATTATCATGTTCTGTTTTGGGCTAAACCAGGAAAACGAACATTTAATACCAATGCTTTTTATCTTGATAATCAACAGTCTTATCTTGATCGCCAAAGTGTTCAAAGATTAGAACGCGAATATCAGACAGGAAAGGTTCGTTATCAGAATCAGTTGCCCATTCCATTCATTCAGAAGTATATCGCTTATTCATCTAAACCGGGAGATACGATTCTCGATCCGTTTAGTGGTTCATTTTCAACTCGTGATGCTGCTTTATCTTTAGATAGAGATTTTATCGGATTTGAAATAAACGAAAATGCTGTAAAAGAATTTGGGTATAAAAATAACTTAACAGAATTTTTATAAATGTTGATGTAACATTCCTGCTAAAATATTTTTCTGGAAGGCTTGATTTTCCTGCTGCGTGTGCTATACTAAGCACATGAAGTAGAAAAAACAAACCAAGAAGCCAAATAGGAGATTTGAAAATGTTGTACGCAAAAACGATTATCCGGCATCTCGTCAAAGGCGGAATCGTAGAAGATTGGATGGACGGCGACCCGGGCTTGTGCTGTAATGGGGGCCGCTACTTTGATATGTACAAGATTTATGACGGAATTCTGATGATTCGCTCCTCGTACGAGGATGCTGAATGGCAGGAAGCCGGTTTCACTGTCAAAGAATTTGCTGAGTGGGTGCGGAAGCATTTTGATGATACTCCGATGTTTATTAAACCGCCACGGTTTAACTTTTGCTGAAACAGCCGGGGCATTAAAAAAGGGCGAAAGCCCTTTTTATTTTATTAAATAGGAGGAGTGTACTATGAAAGACACTATGACTTGGAGAACTCTGATTGACAATGCACCAGTGTTTCCGTGCCGCCAAGACTCTTTAAGTGAACAACTGGCAGATCTTGAGTTTGTTGCTAACAAACTTGGATTTCAAGACGCAGCAGATTACATTAAAGGTGTAAACGATTTTTATATCAAAGTAAGAAAACAGTATCAATAAATAATAAAAATAACTAAGGAATACTACTATGACTATAAAATTTTCTAAATTCATTGTCGAAACAACTTTGAAAACTGGTATGGTCTTTAAGACTACTGATAAGACTCGGTGATTTAGCCGGTAAAGTTTTATTCGCTAAAAAAGTTAAGGATGATCAAATTTCTCTTATCACTCCAGAAGGTGTTGAGGCTCAAACAACGTTGACTATTCTTAATATTGATCCAAAAAGCATTCGCAACTATAATCCCAAAAAAGACCCTAAATTTGATTGATTGGAGATTGCTGATATGATGATTCTTGAAAATCAGGATATATGGTCTTTGGTAGATAAAGGTGCTATCGGCATTCCTACTAATGGATGGGTTTCCAGAAATGGTGCTGGAGTGATGGGTGCTGGTTTAGCGTATGACGCCAAAAATCGATATCCCGGAATCGTATATGACCTGGGAACTTTAATTAAGAGGGAAAGCCATGTTGTTGGGTGGTTGCGTAAAGAACCACACCAAATTATTTCAATTCCAGTCAAGCCATCGTTCCATAAAATTGAGAATCAAAACCAAAAGAGGAAGATTTTGCCAAAAGTAAGAGGTCTCTATGGAATTGGAGAAACTGTACCCGGTTTTTACTGCATGGCGGATATCAAACTTATCGAAACATCGCTCAATCAACTTATCAATTTCATCGAAAAAAACTCTCTGAAAACGGTGTTTATCCCGCTCCTCGGTTGCGGTAATGGGGGACTTTCGCCAACGCGAGATCTGTTCCCGCTTCTCGAAAGGATGAATCTTCCTGATTCGATCGTGCTTGTAGTTAAATCTTAAAACTGTTATGATTAAATTTCCTGATAACAGACCTCTGGGGTTCATGGAGGATAAGTCTTAAAGATATTTTTTGGTAGCGCGGCATTCTGTCACCTTCCTGCGAAAATATTTTTTCTAGGAAGGCTTGACTTTTTGGATTCCTGTGCTATACTGTACACATCAAGTAAGCAAACCAGGAGTTCAAAAATGCGTACCCTCCACTGCTCTTGCTGCGGTGAAGAAATCACCATGCCATCCTTCAAAGATGGCAAGCCCTACGGCTACACTTGTTTCGCGCGCCTCTTCGGGAAGGGTAAGAAACCAGTCGTTTATACTCCTGTCGAAGTCAAGCAGGTTATTCGGCGCTGGGCTGACCTGAAGGACAGCATGAGTCCCGAAGGGTGGGAACTGAAAAAGGATCATTTTACTGTTAATTATGTTCATCGGTTTAAGACTGTCACGTCCAAGCCGATGGGCGGTTGCTCTGAATTCGCCGTTCAAGATGAGAATGGCGGGTTCTGGATTCCCAAAGATGAGTTAAAAAAAGCTCTTTTTAAAAATCGTTCTAAACTCGGTTTGTCCAATGAAACCATTCAAAACGAGATCAAAATGATATGATTACCATGTCAAATGAGTTTTTTAATGCTGATGCCAGTTTTATTGAAAATTTGTGCGAACGGCATCGTGGAAGACTCTTTTTTATTAGTCATCACGACCAAGAGGAAACAGTTCATATCTTGTTCAAGAATGAAATGAACGAAGACTGTTTTTTGGCTGATCTTGAATCTAATTTTGTCGGAGAAGTGAAATGAATCTTAACCAACTTCGCGAAGTGTTGGGTATTGATAACTCGGAATCTCTTACCAAGTATCGCGGTGTTTATACTTACCGTGAGGGCTTTTTCTATACACATGGTAGGGATTCCTATAAAGTAGCGCAAATTATTTCAGCACGTTTGACAAGTGCTGGAATTCAGCATGAAATCCTTGACAGCGGTGAACAGTGGAAAGCGTTTAAAGGTAGTGATACCCTAAAGCAAGGTAGCCACTGGTGGGTTAAGTTCAGCATCGAGGAGAAGTGAAATGGTTAAATTCACCATCGAGAGTGTTCTTGGTATTCTTGTTGTTACGGATTCAAACGGACAGGTTTTGCCAATCTCTGTTCTCGATAAGCATCGGATGGTTTCTAATCCCAATCAGATTGGTAGGCGATACTGGAATGAGAAATGGCGGTGCTGGTCTTATGAGGTTTTGAATGTTGAGCCTGGCACTGATGTGACGGGATTCATTTCTAATGAATAATGAGGTTTAAATGATCAGATATAATTGGAATGATATTCAAACTAAAGTAACAATGTTAAATCATCAAATTACAGCAAAACTTGCTGATAACCACCAAAAGATTGGGTCTATAGTTGGTATTCATCGCGGCGGGCTAATTCCAGCAGTCATGATGAGCCATCGTTTTCAAGCACCAATGGTATCGCTAAAGTGGCAAACTCGCGATCAGGATCAAGAAGTTGATGTTGAAACTCTTCGACGAACGTTATTTGGTTGTATGCTTGATGAGGTGGTTTTGATTGTCGATGAAATTGCCGATTCTGGAAAAACTTTGAATGATATTCATAAACAAGTTGCTGCTTTTAATAAAGAGATGACTTATCCTGTGCAAGTCTATTACTGCGTTCTTATTGAGAAGTCTTCGAGTCGATTAAATATGCCAGTCATGTCGGCTATTTTTTTGGATCATAGCGAATGGATTCATTTCCCGTGGGAAAGTGAATAACAGTTTTGTTTTAAAACATTCTTGTTTTAAAACATTTTTGTTTTATATTTTACTGTACAGTCAACTACCGCGCTGCTAAAGACATCGCGGCTTGAGTTTAGCCATTTCTAGTAAGGTTGTGAACGCAAACGAGAAATTAGTTAAGGAGTTGAAAGACAATGCAATACATGGGGAGTAAAAACAGGATTGCAAAACACATACTACCAATCATGCTTGCGGAAAGAAAGCCCGACATGTGGTGGGTGGAACCTTTTGTTGGTGGAGCAAACATGATTGACAAAGTTGCGGGTAAAAGGATTGGCAGCGATAGCCACGAGTTTCTTATATCTCTTTTGGTTGCATTGCAAGATGGCTTTGTTCCTCCGACCGACATTAGCAAAGATCTGTATTATGCAATTAAATCAAACCCACAAGACTACCCAAAAGAATTAGTTGGATTTGTTGGGTTTCTTTGCTCGTTTGGGGGTATGTGGTGGGGTGGCTATGCGTTTAACAAGAAGGGAGATAATTACGCTGAAAGAGGCAGTCGTTGCCTTGTTAAACAGGCTAAAAACTTTGACGGGATAGTGTTTAAGTCTGACAGTTACCTTGAATTAGAAATACCAGAAAACAGTCTCATTTATTGTGACCCCCCGTATTCTAATACTTGCCAATACAGAGATGTTTTTAACCATGAACTATTTTGGGATTGGTGCAGAAAGCAAACAAAAAAACGGTCATACTGTATTCATAAGCGAATACTCCGCACCGAATGACTTTGATTGTGTGAAAGAAATACAGCATAAAACTATTCTTGATAAAAACTCCCAGTATCAGAGGACAGAAAAATTATTTAGGTACAAAGCATGAAAATCTGTCAACTACCCCGCTGCTAAAGACAGCGCGGTTTTCTGCGCTCGAACTTCTATAACATCAGGATCGTTATGAAAATTAAAATCATTGGGGTGTCTCTTTGTCTATTGGTCTCATCGGCAATCGCTTCACCTGAGATAATCATTGATCGTAAGACACAATCTTATGCTGTTTTTAACAATGGCGCTCTCATTAAGACGGGGCGAGTGAGCACAGGAAAAGCAGGTCATCAAACTCCCTCAGGACGGTTTTTCATCCACACTAAATATCTTAAAGCGTTTTCAGCGCGATATAAAGCACCAATGCGCTTCTCCATGTTTTTTAGGGGGTCATTATATGCTATTCACCAAGGGGTAGTTCCCGGTTATCCTGCTTCACATGGGTGTATTCGGGTGCCGGAGAAAGATGCCCAATATTTATTTTCAACAATTCCTATCGGGACTAAAGTCTTTATTAAATGATGAGGTTATACTATGAATGAATTTCCATCTTTGAAATTGATTAAAAAAGGCAAGGTTAGAGATATTTGGGAA